TTAGAGTATCAGATTAAGTTGATTGATAAAATATTGCAGAAAAAATAAAATTTTTGCAGGACACCTTCGGGTGTCTTTTTTAATACCACGAAACAAAACGACAAATGAGGTGAGGTGAATTGAGTGAAGACTTAAGAGACAAGGCATTTAAAGATTATAACAAAGGGATGAAATATAAGGATATCGCTGAAAAACATGGTGTCAGTTTATCGGCCGTGAAGTCCTGGGCTACCCGGTACTGGAAAAAACAAGGTTGCAACCCTGCAACTAAAAAAGTTGCAACCAAGAAAAAAGGCGCGCCCATTGGCAATAAGAATGCTACTGGCCCCCCAGGGAATAAAAACGCAGAGCGCCACGGCTTCTTTGCTAAGTGGCTGCCAGCTGAAACGATGGAGATCATGCAGTGCATTGAGAGATCCAACCCCATTGACCTTCTCTGGGATAATATCCAGTTACAGTATGCTGCTATTATCCGTGGGCAGCGGCTTTGGTATGTCAAGAACCAAGAAGATGTGACCACTACAAAGATCGCTGAGAGTGACAGTCAATTTGGCGGCAGCGAAAAATGGGAAGTCCAGCAGGCCTGGGATAAACATTCTAGCTTTATCCAGGCACAATCACGAGCCATGAAAACTTTGGAGAGTATGATCAAACAGTATGATGAACTCACCCGATCCGAGCTGGTCACCGAAGAACAGCGGGCACGGATCGATAAGCTGAAAGCCGATGTTGCAAAAATTAATGGAGAAGGTAAAGAAGTTGAAGACTTAACAGAAACGGATGATGTGATCTATGGCAAAGAGTAAAAAAACGATCCCTTTTATGTTTTCTGACAAGCATATCGACTATATCCGAAAGTGCAAAGACAATACCTTTAATTTTGCCGAGGGTGCTGTCAGAGCCGGGAAAACCGTTGATAATGTCTATGCGTTCGCCCACGAGATTAAATCCACTAAAGATAAGATTCACCTTGCGACCGGCTCCACCGTTGCCAATGCTAAGTTAAATATCGGTGATGCCAACGGGTTCGGCCTGGAATATATTTTCCGCGGCCAATGTCACTGGGGGAAGTATAAAGACAACGAGGCCTTGTTTATCAAAGGACCGGCGACCGGAAAGCGACAGCGGGTCGTGATATTTGCCGGTGGCGCCAAGGCCGACAGCTATAAGAAGATCCGTGGTAACAGCTACGGAATGTGGATTGCTACAGAGATTAATCTGCACCATGATACCACGATCAAAGAAGCATTCAACCGGCAATTGGCTGCGGATATGCGTAAAATATTCTGGGATCTTAACCCGGATAACCCCAATGCAAAAATCTACACCGAGTACATCGACAGATATGCTCAGCTGGATAAAGATAAAATACTTATCGGCGGCTATAACTATTGTCATTTCACGATCCATGACAACATTAACATTTCCGATGAGCGTAAGCGGGAAATCCTTAGCCAGTACACCCCCGGTACAATTTGGTATTTGAGAGATATAGAAGGCCGGCGCTGCGTTGCTGAAGGCCTGATCTATGACATGTTTGATTCGAAGACACATGTCATTAACACAATTCCTGAAAAATTAACAGGAAAAGCATATGTAAGCTGTGATTACGGGACCCAAAACCCGATGGTGTTTCTCTTATGGCAGGAAGGGATCAGCGGAACCTGGTACTGCACAAAAGAATATCATTACTGTGGACGAACCAAAAAGAAGCAGAAAACAGATTCTGAGTATTGCGATGACCTAATAAAGTTTATCGGAAATATCCAGATTAAGAATATTGTTATTGACCCATCAGCTGCAAGTTTCATAGCTGAGATTGAGAAGCGCGGTATCAAAGTTCGAAAGGCTAAGAATGACGTATTAAACGGGATTCGTGCAACAAGCACAGCTTTAGAAAAACAAAAAATCTTATTTCTGGCTTGTTGCGAGGAGACCCTGAAAGAATTTGGCAGCTATATCTGGGATGAAAAATCAGTTGAAGCGGGAGATGATAAGCCTGTCAAAGAGTTTGATCATACCATGGATGCCACCAGATACTTTATTTATACAATACTAGCGAAACCCGATATTTACAGTTTCGATTAAACACCTTTAGGGTGTTATTTTTTTACGCGGAAAGGAGGCGGTAATTTGATATTAAGTGAAACATCTAAGATCAATGCCCTGGTAACCGAAGGGGCTAATAAAATAATCGGTGATAAAAGATTCCTTGAGTTGGAAATCTTACGGTGGAAAACACTGGCAACTGAATGCGGATTGACTACACGGGGGTGGCAAGTAGCCGGGGAGCGCTATTTCAACAATGATCATGACATCTTGAAGCGAAAGCGAACGGCCATCGGTCAGGGTGGGCGACTCATTGAGCTTGATAATGTGCCAAACAATCAAGTCATTGACAACCAGTATGCCAAAGCAGTTACCCAAAAGGTTAATTATCTAGTTGGGAAACCATTTACTATTGCCAGTGACGATGAGACGTACACTAAATATCTGCAATACTTCTTTGATAAGAAGTTCAAGCGAACCTTTAAGAATATCCTGACTGACAGTTTGAACCAGGGTACCGGCTGGGTCTACGTTTACATTGACGATGCTGGCGAAATGGCGTTCAAGCGAATCGAGTCCTATGAAATGAAACCATTCTGGAAAGACAGCGAACACCAGGAACTTGAAATGGCGGTTCGGCTATATGAGATTGAGATCTACAA